TGAGAAATGGATTGATATGCTAATGGAAGCCGGAAAAGCAAAATGGTATGGATGGATTCTCCAAATAATAGGCGGAATGATTGCCGCTGCATTTGCTTTTGTTGATTGGATGAATACAGCGATGAGACCTGCTTTAACAGCATACCTTATGGGAGGGTCAACATATATAACATATATGGCGTGGAAAATTATGCAGACTAATGGTTTAGATATTACCGCTGATCAAGCTGTTGCTCTATTTGGTCAGGTAACATCAACTATGATTTATTTAACAGTTTCAGCTGTAACATGGTGGTTTGGAGACAGAACAATGTCTAAATTCTTACAACAAAGAGCTGACAAAAAAAATAATCAAATAGGTGATTCAAGTTAAAATGTGGATCTTTAAAAAACAACCACTGCCACTGCCACAACCAATATATAAAAGAAAACCAATTGCGACCGTTGCAATTATTTTAACGATAGTTGCAACATTTGTGTTGGGTCCAATTGGAGTTATATATAATAGTATGAGTGAAGAACTGAAAAATGTTAGAAGTAAAGTTGAAGTTGTACAGAAAGAAAAAGTTGATAACACGATTTTAAAAGAGGCACTTGATGATTTAAAAGAAGAAAGACGAGATAGAAATAAAAAAGCTGAAAAAAGAGATGATGCTATACAACAAAATCAGCAGGCAATTCAAAAAATATTAATAAGACAAGAATTATCAGTTCCAAAATCATTAAAAATAATGGGAAGTAAATCTGTTCAGAAACTTGCATTAACTCCAGAACAATTTGAGAAGTATATTTTAATGTCTCCGAAAATTAGAGCTAAATATAAGAAATATTTAAAAGAAACTGGAAAAGATACCTCTGGTTTACCTGACTAAGAAAGGAATATCAATGGATTATAAAGAGAAGATTATTGAATTATTAAAAGAGAATATGACCGAAAAAAGTTTTAAACTTTGGAATGGAATAAATAAACGACTACCAGATATATGGAGTAGATATACATCATCAACTGGCAAGTATCACAAAAAGCGTAATGGAGAAATACCTAATGTTGCAGAGCATACATATGAGATGCTTTTTTCAGCTGTTAAAATAAGTCGGTTATTTGATGTTAATTTAAAAACAACCAATTTTGACAAAATTTTGTTCGCCATAGTATTACATGATTCATTAAAATATGGTACATTGGGAACAAAAAGACACACAGATTATAAACATGATAAATATGCAGCAGATATGGTTTCTGAAAATAAAAAAATCTTCGAGAAGATTTTAACAGAAGAACAATTTTTTGTTATGGAAGAAGCTGTAAGGTTTCATTCTGGAAGATGGAGTACTGATGTTCCAAGAAATCAAAAATTTACTTTTAAAGATTATAATCCAGAAACATTCTTTATTCATATGCTAGACATGCTTAGCACTGCTGATTGTTTAATGACAGATATGAGGGATTAATGAATGACTACAGTTTTAACATCTTATTCATTAGTGGCTGAACTACAACACTGGTTCAATCATTTTGTAATAAATTCAAAAATTAATAAATATCGTGTTCCTCCTCCTGTAGATATTCCGGAATTATATCTTGGGGAAAACTCGTTCATTGATATGCTATTCAATAATTCTTATGGTCAAAACTCTTATGAATATAAATATAGTGCAGAACAGGATCCTCTTTCTGTTCCGAGAGTTGCGGCTACAAGACTGCAAGTATACCCAGGATCTTCTCAATATCTTAATTTAGATTCCGACGGATCAAATATTTTTGATTTACAAGCTGACGATTTTGCGACATTGGATGCTTTATTAGCTTATCGTAATGATGCAACATCGTTAACAGTTGTAGATTCAATTTCTGTGAGCTTTGATGCAACAGCAATTATTTTATATGCAACTTTAGATAATCTTTCAACTGAATTATCTAAGATGATATATTTATATTTAGTTTTAAAATTATATGATAGATTTGAAGAATATAACACCGAGACACTGATCTCCACAGGAGGCCTTTTACAAACCTGTTATGAATCTTATCTTGTTGATCAGTATTTTTATTTTATGACACAACATCAACCTGGATTGTTATATGAGTGTAATTAAGGAGATAATATGGCGTACAATATAGAAGACTTTTGGGAGATTCTTAAAGCTATTCAAGGTACTTCCAATGATCTGACTGATGCTGCTAATGCTATAGCCAAGAATGAGAGAACAGTTTCTAAGAAGTTTGTAGATTCAGTTATTGATCAGATTGCACATAATTCTCCAGATTGGGTAAGAATAAAAGACTTTTTTATAGATTGGTATGCCAGTCATAGAAGTGTAACATCATTCCAATCTAATATATCAGATGTTTACCAAATGCCGAATGATCAGTTAGATGATCTATTTAGAAGTTTTGGGTATGATGAATCTGCACTTTTAAAAAATCCAATAAGCAATGAAACTACTATATCAAAAATTAATTTTTTCCTTGATTTAGTAAATTTATATAAACAAAAAGGGAGTCCGCAAGCATTACTTAATGTGCTTCGTTATTATGGCATTATTGATGTTGATATTTATGAATTTCAATTACAATTTGAAGAGCGTGCAGGAAAGCTTCCAACAGATCTAGTTTTCAAGGGACAAATTACAACAGGAACATCAGGTGATCAATCTCCGATTTATTTACCATTCGATTACTTAACAGACGATGATCCACATTGGCTTCAAACCGAAGATCAATTAAGAACATTGTTTGCAGCAAACAAAATTAATTTTCCATCTCAATCTCCTTATTTTGGAGTCAAACCTTTATTTGATGAAGAAGCAACTGATGCTGCCACCGGTATTTTGGCAAGAAGGGTTCAAGATCAATATGAAACATGGGATGATGCTGGTCAACCAGATGAAGGTGTGACTACTGTTTTACCCCAAGATGCACTTGTTACAGCTACCGGTGATACTGTTTCATTACTAACTCTTTATTTATCAACTATTTATGTATTCAATAAAGAATTTCAGGTTGGTGTTGTAGCTGATAAGTTTGTTTGTTATGATGGAACTAGTGTTACCTCAGCTGATATAATGGCTGAATTTAGAAGTTTAACTGGCAGAGTAGATTCTAGAGATGAATGGAAAACCAACTGGGATTTGTATGTTGATACGTTTTCAAGAGCTCTACCTCGTAATTTCTTACAAAATCACGAAGATGCTGGAGATATTTTAGCGATAATTAATCCTGGAGTAAAAACAAGTATTGATGGCTTAGCAACTGATAATATTACTATGTTGGGGAGCTTACTAAGAGACTTGGGAGAGTGGGTAAGAAATAATATCAGTTTTGGTTTTATTAATATGAGTTATATTCTGTTTGGTCTTGACTCATTATTTGCTGAACTAAGTACTGTAATTAATTTCTTTAAACCATATAGAGCAAGAATACTTTCTCTTGAGATGATTCAACTTAGAAATAGATTATTCAATTCAATTATAGTTGAAGATAGTTGTACGCATGATGTTGAAGAAATTACACATGATTTTGTAACTGGAGATAGTATTCCGTGTTGTACTAAAAATATAGACTCCACTTCATATGATCTTGTATGTCTTGATTCTCCATCTACTCCTTTATTTTATTCAAGAGATACATATGACTGTGGTTCATATCATGATATTGGAGCAGCTACTGACATAAGAACAGACGTATTTGTTGATGTTGCAGATGAGATTTCTGATCATTTAAGATGTCCTGCATCTTACGGTGATGGTACTGCTGCTATACTTGTAGCTAGTAATCTTGATGCGCCGAATGCTCCAATTGTTACATCTGAAATACCAGTTGATATGCCTTTATTATCATTTGACATTTCAGATATTGATGAAGGATCTGATAGTGTTACCGCAATATACCGATATAAACAAACTGCGGGTTATGCAGTAACATTAAATATGTTTAATACAGTTGATCCGTCGCCGACAATGTATAAACATATAATTACAGAAAAAACTAATTCATCATTTACAACATTATTTTCTGCTCCAATGGATTCTACTAATTATAATATATCATACGACTATGACAATTCTGATAATTCTGGTTCTGTAAATGTACCTGATGGAACTAATATCATAACAGTCAGTATTCCACCTCCACCAGAAATTATTGATTCAACATCATATACTATTGGACTGGCTCTTTCTAATACTGTAGATGCGAACCCATCATTATATAGGTATTCCGTGATTGAAAGAACGACATCTTATTTTACAGTTCAATTCTCAGGTAATATGGATTCGTCAAATTATTATTTAGAGTGGATTATAATAACTCATGATAAACAGGATGTTATTTCTTTAAATGAAAGCGTAACCTCGGTTGAGATTCCTTTGATTCCTCACGAAGTAAATAGAAGTTATGGTCTTAGTATCATATTATTGAATATAACTGATGCAACTTCATCAATAATTCCTTTTATAGTAACAAGTAAAGATGTTGGTTCTTTTATTGTAACATTTGATTATCCAATAGATTCACCTAATTATCAGTTAATGTGGTCACGCCCTCTTGGAGCATCTATGTATGTTAATGAGTTTCAATATTATCAATCTGGAACATTTATAAACTTTGATGGAGTTCCTGTATATGATGCAGATTCAACTGCGTATATTTACGTTGAGGGTACACAGGGCACATTTGATTGCCCTAATGGTTTTGATCTAGTTCAGATTGAAATTGAAGATATGTATCTAGAACTTCTACAAGAAAATTATGAAAATATATTACTAGAGGATGGTTCAAGAATCCTTCTGTAACCTCGTAAGATTCCAACCTACAGTTCGTCGAAAACCAATAACCAGTTAATATACCAGGGATTATACGGTAGATGACTTTATTTTTTAGAACAAAATATAAAATCCTTTTTAAAATTCATTAGTTAAGGAGAGTTTTATATATGTCAAAGTTAAAAGAAGAAATAACAAAATTGGCAAATGATACTGTTTTAACAAATAAAGAGATTGCAAAAGTAGTTGGTTGTTCCCCAAGTACTGTAAATAAATATGCTGGAGGTTATATTGAAAGGTCACAGGCAAAAGCTAAAATAGATGAATCTTCATGGGAAATACAAAAAACTATATTGATCCCAGATATCCATCATCCTTATTATGAAGAAAGAGTAATGGATGCGGTTGGGGAATTTATATTTGATTATGATCCAGATGAGATTGTTTATATGGGCGATCAATTATCTTTAGATTGTATTTCAGGATGGAATAAAAATAGACCTTTGTTAAAAGAAGGACAAAGGTTGATGAAAGATTATAATAATTTTAATAGAGATATTTTGGAAGTTCATGAAGGGTTAACAAGAGAAAATATACGTAGAACTTTTATGATTGGAAATCATGAACAAAGAATTGAGTGGTATACTCAAATACATCCTGAATTAGCCGAACTTGTAGATGTTGTTAGATATCTAGACTTATCTGAAAGAGGATATGAAGTCATTCCATTTAACGGAATACATAAGATTGGTAAGTTAAGTGTGATCCATGGCTATTACTGGAATAAATACCATGCTTCAAAGACCTTAGAAGCATTTGAAGGGAATGTAGTTTATTCACATGTTCATAATCCTCAGATGTATGCAAAGGTTTCGCCAGTAGATAGAAAAGGTTATCATATGGCAACATCATTACCATGTCTCTGTAACATTAAACCTGACTATAAACAAAATGCTCCAAACTTCTGGATAAACGGATTTGGTATTGTTGAACATTTACCTGCTACGGGATATTTCAATATTTATACAATTATTATTATTGAAGGATCATTTATGTGGAATGGTACATATTACGGGAAAAATTTATAACAAAAAAAGCGGGGTAAGTCATCGCTTATCTGGAACGGGCTCCTAAGCGACTTGACTTTAGGAAATCCCACAGACATAGCACCCCACTTTTCCCTGCACCAGCACTTTAGAGGTGCGTTGGCAAGATCTTTTCCACCCCACTTTTGGCATCGGTACCGCTTCTAATCAATTAAGAGTCAATGCTTCTACATGTGTATTTCCTTCAACATTATACCAAAGTATTAATTGATCATTATTAATTGTAAAACAATCATCCCAATTTTGTTTAGATCCACAATAAGTAAGAGTTTTTCCAGGATGTTTGTGAATTGCCTTCTGCATTAACATGTCTTTTGCTGATTCAACAGTCATTTTATTTTTCTCCTATTTCAGTGACCATCGAGCAGATCCTTGTGGAGTTGATAATGCTCTAGTGAGCTGCTCAGTCGTTTCTCCGAATTTTAATTCCCCACCAGAAGGATTTAGACTAATCCATGTATAACCCTTAATTTGATAATCAACTTTACTAAATATTTCTGTATCGGTCCATCCATCATTAAATTTCCCCTCAATCCAAACTTTCATTTCCTGACCGTTTAAATCAACGATGGCCATATTAATACCTTGCCTTTCAGCACTAATATCAATAGAAATGAACTTTGATACTGCCATCCCCACAATCACACCTAGAATAACTAGGACTGCAAGGATTTCAACTAAGGTGAAACCCTTTTGATTTGGGTTCATGACAATTCCTCCTTTCAATAAGTAATAAGTTTTATTCTATCACTCATTAATATATATAGCAGAACATAATATAAAGGGAAAGACCACACGATAAATTCAACAGACTTTAAGCAAAATGAGGTTCTAGTCTGTAACCTGTAAAAGGAGATATCATTATGACGTATAAAGACAATTTTGTAGCCGAAGTAAAATGTAATGGCAAAATCTTAAGAATTAGAGATGGAGCTGTTAACCTACCTTATGGAAGTGAATACACACTTCTTCTTAAAAATCTAAACTCAAGAAAAGTATCTGTGAGAGTTCACATTGATGGCCAAGATGTTTTAGATTATAGTTCTCTTATTCTTGATCCAAATTCTAGTAGTGAACTTAAAGGATTCCTTAGTGGCACAGTTGCTAAAAATCGTTTTAAATTTATTCATAAAACAAAACAAATCCAAGAGCATAGAGGTGATAAAATTGACGATGGTTTAATTCGAGTTGAGTTTGCATTTGAAAAACCAGCACCAGAAGTCATTAAAAAAACAATTATTCATGAACATCACGATCATCACTATGATTATTATCATCACCATCCAAGACCATTTTATCATTGGAATTATGGTGATTGGTTTAGTGGCGATTCACAGGTAAGATATGGTTCGTCTGTTGGTGATGGAGATCAGACATCATTTACAAACTCAGCAGGTGATGGGTTAGATGGAATAAAAGCTGAAAATTGCGCCAGAGGAATTAATGAACAAAGTGTTAATGTTAATATGGTACAAAGTTCATCTCTTGGAGTTGAATCTCTTGGGCAACCTTTAGACGATGAAGGTATTACTGTTAAGGGGTCTGAGTGCCATCAATCATTTAGATATGGTATGATTGGAGAGTTGGAGCAATCTCAAGTTATTACCATTCAACTAAAGGGTATGAGTGGTGGCGGAGTTCAGGTCCAACAACCTTTATCTGTAAATACTAAACTTCAGTGTATGACTTGTGGAACAAAATCTAAATCATCATTTAAATATTGTCCTTCTTGTGGAACATATTTAGAATAATCAAAAGGAGGGAGAAAGATGGAGAAAGATGAAAAAAGATGAAAAAAGAGCTTATGAAAGACCTGTCTTAAAAAAAGAAAAGACTATGAATTTTCCAATTGAGATCATCACCGACTCAAATAAAAAGATTGTTTGTCGGCAGTGTTCAGGCTGTCATGGCTGTAGATGATCATCAAATCTTTTTTATGTAAAATTATGAGGCACAATGACGGACTTGAATTTTCAAATTCCCAGTAAAGAGGACACTAGAACTCGATGTAACGACAGATGTAGCTCGTTATTCCCTAGTGTCCTCTCATATCTTATATTCCTTCCATTTGTAGTTCTAAACCTTCTAAATAATAAGAACAAACTATAAAATATTAATCCGCCGTTTAGAAGGGAACTTATAATATGGAAAAGAAAATTGACACAATAGAAGTTATTGCTAAAGATTTTTATGGGGACAATTGTTTAAATGATTCAGTTAGTCCTCCTGGTGATAGAACAAAAAAAGGAAGGCCGGAAGGTTATGTTGAAATTTATGAGGTGGATGATTCTGGCAATAAAAAATTACTTGGAAAACATAATCTAGTTCTCTATATAGGAAGAGAAATGTTAGTCCAAAGAGCACTTAATATAGAAAACGCATTTACTACACCTACAAAAGATGAGTTTATTACTTGGTTTGGTCTTGGGGATGGTGGAGTTAATCCAGGTGACCCAATGGATCCTTCTCCTCCAGTCTTAACAGATATAGGACTTTCTTCTGAAATTATGATTACAGCAACGGATGTATCTGCTGCTGATTATAATACTGTAGATGGTGACCATCCAGAGGAAGGATATTATAAAATACCATTCGACTCAGTTACATATGAACAGGATGCATTTAATGATGATAAATGGATAGTAGCAAAAATTGTAACTACAATCGGTGTCACTTATGCAAATGAAAAACAAATAAGTGAAGCAGCTTTATTTGCAGCATCCTCTTCTGCAGGATTATATACCGGACAATTTACAATTTTTTCAAGAGTTACTTTTCCATCAATTGTAAAAACATCTGATCGAAGACTCATTTTTTCATGGTACTTGTATTTTTAATTACTAAAGATTTTAGATATATTTATAAAAGATTTTATAGATTTGGAGAGAAAGGAAGCTAAAGAATTATAGAGTTAATAAAAATATTTTATTAGAGAAATTTAAAATGGAGGAAAAGAATTATGGCTGCTAATGTAAGCCCAGGCGTCTTTTCAAAAATTATCGACCTTTCTCAATTTGTTCAAGCTGTACCTTCAACAATTGGTTTCATCTCTGCACTTAATGAAAAAGGAGAAGACAATGTTTTAAAATTTATTGGTTCAAGAGCCGACTATATTTCAGAATATGGGGAACCAAATATTGCAACATACGGTAAAAACTATGGACAAGGTCCATACTGTGCGTATAATTATCTAGGAGAATCAGGAGCTCTTTTTTACATGAGAGTTCTTTCTGATAATGCTGCATACTCAAATATGAGAATTGATGCAACAGTTAATCCTGCTGATTCAACTGCTGGTATGCAAATCACATTTGTAGAGGGTATGAATGCTACAACTGAACTTGGAACTAATTTAGCACAAGATGGAACTGCACATCCAATTTGTTTTCTATATCCAATCGGAAGAGGACAATGGTATAATAAATTAGGTATAAGATTAACGGAAGTATCTAATCCAACTCTTTGGGATCAATATTATATAGATATCTATGAGAGACAATCTGATGGGCAAGACGCAATAATTGAATCGTTTGAAGTTTCATTTGAACAAACAGCAAAAGATAGTGCTGGAGATTCAATTTGGATCGTTGATGTTTTGAACACCTATTCAGCAGTTCTTAGAGCAGAGATGTACATTGATAGAAGTACAGATCGCTTATCAGATGGTTATGATGCAAATATTAGAGTATATGATAAAGATATTGATACTAATATAAGTGTTACTTTAACTCCTGGTTCTGCTGATTTGACAGACATCAAACAAGACTTCTCTGATTGGGAAGGAACTGGAACTGGTGATTATGTTATTGTTGCCAAAGATGCTAGAGGAACTGAAATTTGGGGTTGGTGTGGAGCTGCTGCTGGAGCAAATGATGAAGAAATTACAGTCTATTCTGACATAGCATTATCAACACAATCATGGAATGGTTCTATATCAGATTTCGATATTGCATCTGAAATTGAATATCGCATTAAAAAATCATACGGTTCAGTTGCTCAAGCATTTACATCATCTGATCCTGTACCATTAAGAAAAGGAAGTGATGGTGATTTATTGCAAGCTGATGGTTCTTTAGATACTAGTGAAGCTACAACACTTCTGAGTCAAGCATATAATGGAATCATTGATGATACCGTACTTGATACCGAAAATACTTATTTCTCAATGGTATTTGACTGTGGTTATCCTGCTGATGTTAAGACTGCAATTAGTACATTATGTCAAACAAGACGTGACTGTGTTGGTATTATGGACAATGGTGATAATGCTACTGTTAATCT